GGCGCATTTAAATTTTAAAAATCTACAATATCCTAATTTACCCGCTTCAATTACATCGAACGGATCTTCTGTGCCTTCATCGTCGCCTATCCCTTTAGCAATACAATCCAATGTTTTAGTTGTAATATCGAATGCAGCACAATTGCCGCATCGGGAAGTTTTAGCTTCTTCTATAGAATCAAGCTTCCACATATCAACTTTGGCTTGCCAAAATTTTTCGTTGGGTTCATTTGGATTTAAAGGACCATACCCATATTCGTTTATGGCTTTTTGTCTGTTTTGTAAGTTCAACTCTATGTTTTGAGTTGGGGCTGGGCATTGGTTTAGCTCAGCTTCGCTTAGTATGTTGAGTAGTTTTATCATTATAAATATATGTTTCCTTTTACACCAGGCGCCATTGCTTTAATTTCCTCTTCAGTATATTTTTTAGATAGTGGTGTATTACTTAAATCTAAATTGACTCCAACTTCAAGACCATCGGGAAGTGATTGGATTGGTGTATTCGTTAACCATAAACTACCTTCAACTTTAAGATCATTTGGAAGTGATTCAAGATTTTTACAATTATCTAAATCTAAACTACGTCCAACTTCAAGACCATCGGGAAGTGATTGGATTGGGGTATTCGTTAACCATAAATCACCTCCAACTTTAAGACCATTTGGTAGTGATTGGATTGATGTATTACTTAAATTTAAATCACCTTTTGAGCCATCCTTAATATACTGTTGGATTTTCTTTTGAGTGGCTATCAAATAGTTCTTTTGGCGTTCTTCGGAAGAGCGTCTTGGAACTAGGATTTGGGTTTCCTTAAGTAGGTCGAGTAGTTTTATCATTTTAAATATATGTCTCCTTTTACTTTTATATTAGGGTATTCTGCTTTAAGTTGTTTTTTGGTAGTGTATTTTTTAGATAGTGGTGTCTCATATAAAAGTAAATCACCTCCAACTTTAAGACCATTTGGTAGTGATTGGATTGGTGTATTACCTAAATACAAATCACCTCCAACTCTAAGATTATCGGGGAGTGATTGTATTTGTGAACTAATTAACCATAAATTACCTTCAACTTCAAGATCATTTGGAAGTGATTGGATTGGTGTATCGTTTAAATATAAATCACCTTCAACATTTAACTCTTCTTTTGTTAAAGTTTCAGGAGTATATATTAATTTAGCTGTAAAGGGTATTTTGTATTGAGGCTTTTTATCCTCAATAAATTTAAATAGATTATACATAGTGGCCATTTTTAAATTATTGGAGTATCATCTTTATCCATAAATTGATCATTTTCATATGAAAATTGATATTTCTCTTCACTTCCAGGTTTGATAAATATAAAAAGAGGACCTGATGATATGTATTTATTAAAAAAGGATTGGGTTTTACCAGTAGCTGTACACCATTCTGTGCCTGAACCCAATTCGCATGAAACACCATATAAATCTTTACGACCTTTTGGTAATTCATATACATCAAATCCATCTACTGAGCCCATATAAAATTCTTTATATTTATCTGAGCGAGCAACTCCTTTTTGTTGGGAAGGATCTTTGGTTTCCTTATTAGCTATCTCAACTGATGTTTTGATAAATTGAGATATATCGTTGGTGGTTTTATATTGATTTATATCCGAATAAGGGTATGATTTTTTATTTCTATCAAATATTGAAAAATATTTTTTATATTTAGAAATATCTTCACTTTTAATAGTCTCATCTGCTACTTTTTTAACTAACCATGTAGCGTATGCTGATTTATTGCCGGTAGCATCTATTATTTCTGTAAAATCCTCAGATGATATCTTTCCGGCATCTACAAATTGGGTTTTTAACTGGTCTATTGAAACTTCTGTGATTATTTCTTTTAAAAGAGTAGTTAATAGACATCTATTTGAGATTAAAATTTGTGAATTTTTTTTCATGTCGAGGAGTTTTATAATTTTGTTTTCCCCCATTTTTTACCTTTACCCGGATCTTTACACTTAGATGGTGTTGGACGACATGAAGGATATTTTGAACGTATTTCGCCTTTTTGTCTCCCACATGGTTTGTATCCTGTTATTTTTCCGTCTTTGCGGATTGGTGAATTACAATCAACCCAACCTCCTGTTTTACCCGGTGCTCCTTTGCGTTTGAACCAGGTGCGGAGTGTTTCTTTTTGTTTTTCGGTTAATTGCTCTTCTTCTTTAATGCCTTTCCATATTTTACCCTTACGGCATCTAACTACAGCTCCGGATTTGTAAGCTGATGGCTTATCGAATTTGCGGTCTGCAATGCGTAAGCATCTGTCGCGTTTTGATTTTTTTTCTTGGATAATTTCTTTAATAAGACTTTTTAATTTTAGGTTTTCTGCTATAGTTGGTTTCGAAGAAAATTTAGCTCCCATTACATTTGGAAGTTTTTTAATATCTGAGAGTATTTGATCGTAGGAACTTTGGTCGAATGGAGTAAAAGGAGATGGGTCAATTTTAATGCGGGTTTTGATTAGGTGCCTGCCTTTTTCCGTGTTTTCATCAGTATATGTAATATCAATTGTTGTTACTCCTGTTATTGCTCTAATATCTGATATTATAGAAGTTATAGGACGTTTGCCTGCTTCAAGGGCGATAATACATTCTACTTCGTAGATATTAGGGTTATATGATTCGTGGAATAGTTTCATAAAGTATATTTTACCAAAAACCGCTAAAATTTGATTTTAAACCAAGTAACTTAGCATATCTGGGGAGGCGACAACTCCAATATGAAGCTTTTGTACGATCTTTTTTATTAGCACAATCGTGTCTTTTAGCAAATGCACGGCGGGCTTCTGGGTTGTTGATTTTGGCTGATAAGCCTGTAGTGTCTCCAAAAGATACTTTTTTGATACCACCACCAGGTTTTCTTACATAAACATAGAATTTTTTAGATCCACCACGTTTTGGTTTGCCAATTGGTGGATTTTTTTTCTTAGCTTTTTTAGCTTCGTCTATATTTTTAGAAAGTTTATACAAACCCCTTGATTCAAAACGTTCTAAACCATTTAATGCTACATTATTTACAGTTAAGTTATTATCCCCTATTTTTAAATTTTTTATTTGATTAGGGGCTAACCTTTTAGAAAGAGCAGGAGTTGTTTTAAACCTATTTAATAATCTATCATCAGTAAAATTGAGTATAATGTTATGGGTATTTTTATAATTTGCTTCATCTAATTCTTCCTTTAAGGAAGTATTTTTTAAGAAATTATCCATTTCTTTTTTAGGGATGTATAATATTTTTATATTTTGGTTATTTTGTCCATATCCTTTAATACTATAAAAGCTTTCATTATCGTCATCAAATTGATATTGAACTGAAATTATATCTTCTGGTTTGAACTGGGTTCCTCTAATTGAGGTTTCTTTATCTATAATTAATGTTTTTGGGTTATTTAACAAATTATCTGTTGTTATTTTAGCTTCATCTAATTCTTTCTTTTCTTCTATTTCCTCAAAAATATAATCTAATGGAACCTTTTTACCTTCATATATCCCAAACTCACCTAGTTGTGTTTCGGTTAGTATTTCAAGATCGTCTTGGTTTTTGATATCTATAATACCGCGAGAATACAATGCTCTTGCCTCGGACCATAAATTAAAATAATTTTGCGAACCAGCACGATATACATGTTCAGTAAGCGGTTTGTTATTGTCTATATGATATTTAAGTCCCTCAGACAATATTTCGCGCGGTGCGATTGATTCATTAAGTATAGGCGCTATTATGCGTTTATCTTCACAAGTGTTACAACCACAAGAACATGATTTTTTCTTTAAGTTATGTACTTGGATAGATTCTTTGATAAGTTTTTTTATTAGTGCTTTCATTTTACTTTTTCAAATTGATTTCCTTGCAATTCATATATATTTGCTGCTTTAAAAGCTACAGCTTTAGTCATTGCTATTGCTTCATTATTTTTTATTCCAAACATATTTCTATCTGCTCTATAACTTGATGTAAGATATGGATAATATTCTCCTTCGGGAAGTTGAGGTGGAATAAGTTCATATTCAGCTATCAATTCATAAATATTATCTTGGATTGGTTTTAATGAAATAATACCTTGAAGTATAACAGTAACATTATCTTTACTATATTCATTATCACCATATTTTGGACCATATATTAGTTTTCTAACTAATTCTGCATCTTTTATTGGTGATATAAATCTAGTTCCTTTGGGGAGCCCTTCTTGTTCTAGGTTATTTTCTTTGAGCCAATTTTTTAGAGCCTCATTGAATTGTCTTACTTCAGGTTCGTTAACATATGATGTGTATCCACTCCATCTTATAAAATCAGAAGCATCGGCATATTTTCCTCCTGCTTTTTTATGTGAAATAAATACTACAGGTTTATTATCTTTATTTATTAGATTAAAATCTGATTTAGGTTGCCCGTATTGTGTTTCGGCTTTAACTATATTATTATATATGTTGTTACCTACTTTAACATTTATTGGACCTTCATTTTCTTTTACTAAATCTAAAATTTGATTATTTAAAAGTTGCAAATTTGCGTCTTCTACTTTAGTTCCTGATCCTTTTCCTTGTCCCCCAAAATATGAGTCTTTTAAGAGATCAGATATGCTATAAGTCTTGCCGGTATTATCTTTAAAGAAAGGAAAAAGATTTATATTTTTCCCTATTGCTAGTTTTTTTATATCATCTTTTTCTCTAGAAAGAAATATATCGGAGTGTTGTGGATCAATAAATTGAAGAATAGTAGATTCCCCATTTACTAATTCAAATGGTAATTTGTTTTCAATTTTTTTAGCTAAATCTGCAAATCTATATCCTCCTCTTTTACTTAAATCAAAGAAAGTAAGATTTCTAAATTCAGCTTCATTTATATTAATTCCTAGTTTTTCTAGTATACTTTCAAGCAACAAAATATCCTGATCGTTATTTAAATCAGGATATCCTTTTGGAAATTTATAAGCAAATTTCTTAAAAAATATGTCAAATACGTCCATTATGATGCGGGTTCGGGTATTGCTTCTTCTTCAGCTGCTGGTTCTTCAGCAGCAGGTAATTCTTCACCTGTTTCTTCAGCAGGCATATTTTCATTTTTGGCTGGCTTAGCTGAGGCAAAATATAATAATCTTGAAATTGCTTCTGCTGCTGATTCTTCTTCGTTTAAGTTTAATAAGTAATATTTTTTGCCCTCCACTTGGGCTATCCAGCTTCTTTCTGTAAAGATAAGATAAAACATCTCATCGTTCTGTAATATAATTCTGAAAGTTGTAGGGCGCGGAGCAACCCATTCAATGTCTGAAAGGAATATTTCGTATTGGGATGTAAGTAAATTTTTTATTACTTTTTGGAGGTCGGGGAATTTTGCTAGAACAGGGAATTTAACAGGGCCTAGAGAAATGGGAGATGGCGCGTCCAAATCTACCGGGGCAGATTTAGACTTATATACTTGTTGTACAACAGCGCGAATTTTATCTCTTAGTTCTGCTTTGGTCATTTTTTATTCGATTAAATACTCTTTCTAGTAAAGTTTCTTCTAAACCTTGTTCATCGTTGTAAGGCTTGACTAATAAGTGAATATATTTTGTCTTTTCCTTCAGGACTATAATTTACTACTTCTTTAATTTCTTCAACAGCACCTACAATAGCATCGTAATCGTCCATTGTTAATGTACCTCTTTCTTTACCTAAAGCATTTGCTTTTTCGGTAACGTCATGTAAATCCATGTCTTGAGAGGCATCTTCTCTTGAATATTCTAACATACGAAGAAATAAAGGAATATCCATTGTGATAGTATCTACTTTATCTTCGGATTTAGCTTCATTAAATTTTTCTTTAGAAAGAAACTTCATTTTATTTAATTTATTAGCATGTTGTTTTGCTTCTTCTTCTGTATCAAAGGATGTTATTTCATTTCCATTTCTTAAAACAGAAAATCCTTTTTTAGAGGGTTCAACATAGTATTTTTCTTGGACTTCATCTAAAGGTTTAGAGAAAAATTCTTTGATTTTTTGTAGATCTTCCATTTTTATTTAGATAGTTTAGCTGCTATTGCCATTTGACGTTTCTTTTCTTTAGATTTTCCTTTAAATTGAGGTGCTTTGCTTTTAGAAAAATCATCTATATATGTTTTCATAGAAGATTTAGCAGTAAGTTTTTCTAATACTTTAGCTTTGATTTCTTCTATATTTGAAATTTCATTATCAATTGCTCCTGTATTTTGAGCAACACCTACCATAGCATCAATTTCTGGTTCTTTAAGTTCAAATTCAAGGTAGTGTTTTGCGCTGCTGATCATAGAGGCGGCATTAGTAATTTTGGATTGCCACCAAGCCGGAAAATCAACTTCACCTTGCCCTTCAAATTGATCTACCATTTGATAAAGTTCCATAGCGTATTTTCCAATTTTATATAAATCGGCTTTAAGCATGTGTGGTTCGTTATCTTCGTGGCCTAAGTCTAGGTCTTCGTCTAACTCAACCCCTCTACCTTTTAAAATATCGGCTTGAGTTACTTTGCCATCTCCAGTTAAATCAGGGAATGATTTTTTCTTTTCATTCATTAAGGCAGCCTTAACTGCTTCTTTAATTTTATCTGTATGTTCCATATCTTGTACTTTTTTAGCTTCTTTTCTAGCTTTGCCGTATATTATGGCATCTGGATTTTTATATTTTTTAATGAGTTTAGAGACATTCCCTAGCATACCTTGCTTAACTTTATCAAAAGTTTCTTGGTATCCTTCGTTGATCATTTTATTTGATTAAGCCTGCTATTCTTCGTAAGCGGCGAAGTTCATAGTTTTCCATTAATGATTCTTCAGTATTGTCTTCTCTTTGAAGTCTCTCTTTTTCAACTTCTTCACCTTGCTCTACCCCTGCTCCGTAAATATTTTCTTCGCCTTTTTTACCTAAACGTTTAGCAGCTTTAGCTCTAGCATAATCTGTATCGCCTTCTTTAACAACGTGTTGACGAGTAAAATATGTAATTGTATTGTCGATTTGGTTTTCGAGTTTTTCGTCACCCATTTCTTTAGCTTTATTTTTTAGATTTTCAAGAGTATTTAAATATTCTTGATCTGAGTCTGATAAAGCTGGCTTTTCAGTAGTTGAAGATTCAGTTTCTTCTGTATCTATTTCTATATCTTCTTCTTGTTCTTCTAGAGTGGGATCATATTCTGATGTAGTATCATTAATAGATAATTCTCCAATTAAAGTATCTAAATCATCCTCATCTATTTCTCCTGTTTCAGGATCAAAATTTAAGTACTTTTGCTCTTCTTCATATTCTTTTTCAAAAGTTTCAGGATCACGATAAGTTCCAGGTGGAGTTAACTCTTGTATAATATTTTTACGAATTAATTCTTTGAGTTGGGATTTTTTCATTATATTTTATTTAGGATGTTGCTTATAAATATGCAAAAGATTAAATAAATTATCGTTTTAAAGACTCAAGATATTTAAGAGCTTCAATTTTATGTTCTATAAGTTTTGATTTTGCAGACCCAGTCCATTTTTCTACATCACCAGCTTCAGTTACATAGGTTTCGTTTGTATTTATTAATTCGTCAACCCATATTTCAAAATCTTTTATCATATTATCAACATTATCATTTACGTGCTGTTTATCTTGTTCTTCCCATAATCCTTGGCGTTTTAATTCATCTTCATATTTTAATTGACAATCAAAACAATGATTAAATTGAATATAAAATAATTTATCGTATTTATGTTTCATTAAGCTCTTACAGGAAGGACAAAATAAAGGAAGAATAATTTTTTCTTTTGCTTTATCTAATTTAGTAATATTTTGTTTTACTCCGTTTTTAATGGTCCATTTGCGACCATCTTCTTCCCAAATATCACCTTCATTGTGAAACTCTTGTACTTTTGTATAACCGACACCTTGCGTGGTTTTATCTCCGTATTTTTTAGTTACAAGATTACGAAGACGTTGTACGTCACGCTCTTTGAATTGCTTCTTTAACATATTTTCTTATTGTTTCTTGTATATCTTTTTTTATACTTATTGTATATTGATCTGGGGAAATTCCTGCGTTTTTCATTACTTCTTTTATAATATTTGTAATATTAGGGGATATATTACTTTTATATGGAAAATATATACTATTCCCTTCTATTTCATATTTAAGTAAAGAAGATTTGCTGGATATTTGTTTAATTAGATCGTCAATAGCTTGTTTTGTTTTGGTAGGGAATGGTTTTCCTCTTTGTTTTTCTAGGGCTCTACGTTTCATAGGTACAGAAGGGCCAAAATAGTCTTCAACAGCTTTATTAATTTCTGCTTTATTTCTTAGATTAGAAACATACATTCCATAGTTTTCTATTTTGCTAAAAGCGGAGGATAAATCTTCTATCCCTATTCCACCTTTAGGGGTTAATAGTATACCTACTGGGTTTGATTGGATTCTCTTTTGAGATCCTAGACCATCATCTTCGTTTTCTCTTAATTTATAAGCCATATTTTTTAAGTTGTTTAAGTGTATCGTTTGTTGAAGTATGTAATATACCAATACCACCTCTATTATTCCATTGTTCTATATTTGATTCTTTATCGTCTATTAAAATGGCCTTTGGGGTCGCATATTTTTGTTTTTCGTCGGCTGGGACTAGAAATATTTCTTTTACATTAGTAAGATTATTATCTATCCATTCTAATTTTCCTTCCTTAGAAGAAGGGTCTGAAGAAGGTGCTGAGAGTATATTAGGGTTGTATTTTTTAATATGGTTCCATAACTTTTCGCCATCGGACATCCAAGGAATATTAGACCAAAACTTAGATCCTTCACTATTAATTAATTTCCAAAATGCTTTTTTTCCGAATTTTTTTTCATATTCTTCTGGGGGTGTGTTATTTGATATGTTTTGGAAGCTTTTATCAAAATCACATAATACCCCATCCATATCACAATATATTTCATATCCCTCGGTTCCCTTATCCCCCCCGGTTCCCTTATCCCCTTTCTCTTCTCTCATTTTCCCACTATTTTCTTTAACCCCGTAACTAGAACATACGGACATATTTTCAGATTGCCAAGTTTTTTTTGAAAGAGAATCTGTCCAATTTCGAAACATTATATTTCCTCTTTCGTATGCCTCTCTTTCGATTTCATCCAAATGAGAATCTTCGGTTGTATTTTGGGTTCTAATATTCCCTAATGTACCCTTCATATTTTGTTCGTGATGCACCATTTCATGACAAAACGAACGTAAAATATCTTTAGGGTGACGATTTAAAGTATATAATACAATAGTTTTAGATTGTGGATTATAATATGCTGTTGTCCCTAAAATATCTTGGGCATTAGTTATATCATCTTCTACAAATTGAATTTTAGGTAATGGTCGGATTTCCATACCTTGATTTATCATAAATTTAGATATTTCAAGAAGGAGTGGTTTATACCCTGAGCCGTATGGAGAAGATTTACCTGAATGATTTGGTGCTACATTTTCTTTTTGTGTGCGTAGGCGTTCTGTTTTTTCTTTAGATGCTTCTTTTCTCTGTTCAGCATATTCTAAAGCATTTTTTAAACGCGATTTAACCTCAGGATCTTTAGCTCTTTCATATGCTGCTCTAACACGTTGGTGTATTAGATTGATTATTTGGGATTGGCGAGCGTGTGATTTAGATTTAAAAGATTCTTTAGATAAAGTATCTATAATATCCTGTTTAGTAGAAAATTTAATACGAACTGTATCTTTTGGGTTTTCATCTGTGTATAATCTACGGCCTGAGCCTTTTGGCTTTTTACCTGTACCTGTTTTAGGATCAGCTTCATTTATACCACCAGGGGTATTTAATTTCTCGCCGGTTTCAGTATTTGTATCGTACCCGCAAGTTCCCTCTTCTAATCTTAAAGCATTTCTATACTCCTCAGGAGTTATACCATCAGGTATATATTTTTGTATATCTTCTCCTTTTTTTAAGGCAGTTCTTAAACCAGTAGCGCTTAAATTTCCTGCTGCTCCACTATAATTTTTAACAACAACGTTTTGAGGTATTTGTCCAAATCTATTAAGATCTTCTTCTTTTCCAAATACTGCTATATATTGTTGTTGGGGATTATTTATAAATAGTTCATATGCTGCTGCTACTGGGCTTGGAGATGGGACGGGAAGCAATGGGTCATTTGCCGCTACTACTTTTACATTTGGGGGTAAATTAAGCTTTTTAAAAAGTTCTAAGCTTTGTTCTAAAGTTATAGGCATTTCTACTCCTAATCTAGCTTCAAGTTCTTCTTTCTTTTTTCTAGAAGCAGCTGTGCCTCCTGGTTCTGTTTTAGGCGATACTATTACAATCACTTCATCAGCATCAGCTGCGGCCGCCCTAATTCTTGCTATATGATCTTTATGTGGAGGTTTAAATTTACCGGGAAATACTGCTATAGTTTTTTTATTTTCATCTTCTAAAAGAAAAGGTCTTATTAATTCTAAAACTAAAGGGTCATATTTTTCTTCTAATGAGCTAACTATATCTAATGCTTGTTGTTTCTTATCACCTTTTTCAGTCCCTGCTTCAGCATCTCCTACTCGTATGTTTTTAGCAAACATTCCTTTAAGACGATCTATTGATCTTCTATTTTTAAATTTTTTAATTTTTGATATAATACTATCAAATTTGTCTTTTTCAATATCAATATCTAAATATGAAAGTAAAGTTTTAACATCTTTAAAATTATTAGATTTCCATATTTCTCTACCCCCACTTTTTCCTATAGGAACAATTTTTAAAGATAGTTCTGAGGGATTTAAATTAAAATCGTACTCTTCTCCTTCGCCGGGTTTATCTGTATCTGGTATATTAAGATCTTTAAATAGCTTTTCTATTTGAGTTTCATCCAGTTCAGTAAGTATTGCTTTAGCTAAACCTATTGCCAATACTTGTTCTTGAGCTGGCAAATCTAGCATTTTATATGTAAATTTGCCTTCTTCTTTAGATACTGTTACTATATTATCTATTTGAACATATTCTCCTTCTTTACCTTGTATTGGATATAAAGTAGAAACAATATTTCCGTGAATAAAATATTTTTTACCTTTTTTAGGAATAATAGGAATTTGGTTAATTTGATCTAAAAATTCTCCTAATCTCTTTTTTAGCTCAGATTTATCTCCTTCTGGGAAGGAAACAACAATATCTATATCTCCAAAAATATTTTTTTCTGGCCTAGAGCGAATACCTGTGATGTTATATGATTTATCTAATCCTAAAGGTTTTAAAACATTATCCCTATAGTCACGAATTGTGGCCTTTAAATTTTCTTTACTTATACGTGATCCACCTGCTGCTCCACTCATATCTTAAATATTTTCGGGTACATAAGCACCAGCACGTCTTAAAGCTTCTTTAAACATATTTAATGTTTTTTCTTTATCATCCGGTTTAAGATTATTATTAATATAATCTATTAACTTACTATAATTATTAATTATATCTAAAGTTAATGGTTGTTTGGGTTTATATTCTTGATTAAATACTTCCATAGCTTCTTTAGGTTTATTAGCTATAGTTTCTCCTGTTTCTTTACGTACAAATCCTCTTCCACTTTTAAATGTATAACCAAGAGTAGCAAACATAGCTAACATTAATTGCCCTCTATGTAATCCTTTAATATTTGGATCATCTTTAGGTAATTCCGAATTAAATCTAAATTTTAGCCAATCCATATCCCCTACATCTAAATCAAGTTGAGCTCGAATATCTAATTTTTTTCCTGAGGGGTCATATTGTGGATACGATAAATGAATTGAGCCTGCTCCAGAGGCTTTATCACTGGCATACATTTCTCCTCCACTATTATTAATTTTATTAACAATTAATTGGATTATTGATTTTAATTGAATTTGCTCATCGGTAGCAGTGCGGGCTGCTTTTTTATTTTTTTCATATAATGGTGTATACTCTGTTTCACTAATCCCCCATCCTTCAAGATCTATCTTTCCATCTTTAAAAAATGCTTCTTCAGAATAAGCTAAATCTACATCACCTGATTGGGATTTATTACCTGTTGAACCGAGCCAATTACTTTTATCATTCAAAGCAGCAAAAGTACTTCTTTTACCAGGGAAAAGTTTCCCTAAATCTTCAGTAAATCTCTTAATAGTGGAAGCAATATTATTTAATAATACATCTTCAGTATCATATTCTGTGTTTTTGAATACATTTCCTCCCTCATTAATATAGATTTCTTTTAATATTTTAATTAATGATATCATGATTTCTATTATAAATATGCCAATTATGTGGAATTGATCATAAATATATTAAATATCCCGATTAATTTGAATTTCTAATGGAAAATGCTCAGAAGTTGGTTTTACATCAGGGTGTTCTAATTTATATAATTCATGTATATATTCGAATAATTTTAGGTTATCTTCTATAGCTCTTTCTGGTTCATATATTTCCCAACCTTTGCCTTGAATTTTTTCACCTTTTTTATCTTCACCACGTTTTGAAGATTTCAACCAAAGAATACCTATTTTATCTATTTTTTCTTCATATAATTCATTCCATGCCTGAGCATAAGCTGATAATTGTAGATCATAGCTAACATATAGTGAGTTAGATGTTTTAATGTCTAATAGCCATTTTACACCATTTATTTCTATCACTAAATCACATGTTCCAGCATATATGTACTTATCTGAGAATAAATGGATTTCACTTTCAATTAGTGTTGGTTTATGAGTAGACCAAAAATCATGGAATTTTAATATCATTTTCCAAATTTCTAAGGAATATTTAGAATACCCATTATCATCCATCCATGAAATTTTTTCTCCCAGTAAATAACGTTCAATAGCATCATGAACTTGGGTACCTTCATCTGCAGCTTTTCGAGCAATAATATCAGCATTATGGCCTACATCTTTAAGCCATGTTTCGAAAAATTTATTTTTTGGAAAATATTGCAGTATACTAGTTACTGAAGGGTAATACTTGTCATCTCTAACATAGTATCTTGTATCTAATATGTTTACACGCTTTAGATTTTGATCTATTGCTACAACACGTTTAATACTTTTTTTATATACATTTACATTTTTTTCGATCATAATAATTGAAGTTTTTTCTCTAAAAGATTAGAGAAGGTTAAAGGGTAAGTTTCTTGTACAAGATATGTAAACTTTTCAAATCCCATATCCGCAGGGTCTTTATCTTGCAAATCTACAAGATATACTTCTTTTCCCTCTTTCATAAGGTTTTCACAAAAATTTAATGCTTGTTTTTGTGCATCTTTATCTAACGCTATATATATTTTACCTACTGCTGATGTAACAAGTTTTTTCATTAGACTGGGTTGTATTGTTTTGCCTAGTAAAGGCACAACATTACGTTTAATAGTTAAGGCATCAAATGGTCCTTCACATAATATAACGGGCACATTCCAGTTTATAAATATTTCAAATGGTATTATATTGCGAGATGTAGATGGGTTTTTATATTTTACAGGATTAGATTTATCAAATGTTCTAGCAGTAAAATAATTTAAACTTCCATTTTCATCATATGAAGGAATAACAATATGATTAGCATACCTTCCTTTTTCGCAATATCCCATATTATATTTGATGATATCATCTCGTGTAATACCTCTAGCTTTAAGATATGCCAAAGCATGTCTTCCTATGATATCATGAGGTGTAACTTCAAGCAATGGTTTAAATTCTTTAGGTAATTCTATTTTTTCCTCTTGTTTAGGGGTATCTATGGCAAAATATGTTTTAACTATAGATTTAAGTTCTACAAGCTTCTCAGAAGGAACATCAATGAGTTTAAACATTTGATGTAACTTTTTACCTTTTTTGTTACAAACCCAACAATGCCAGCTTTCATAACTTTTAGATTCTTCATCAAAGTTTATTTCAAGTTTTGGTTTAGTATGTTTACAAAATGGACAAGTATAAGCAGCATTGCCCCTAGCAGTAAGCTTACCAGTACCAAGTACAGAATTTACTAAAGCAACTAGAGTTTGATTTACCATAACCATAATGTAAAAAAGAAAGCTTGGGGAACCAAGCTTTACTTTAAAAAGGTATATTTACTTTAAATATTATTTAAGTCTTTCGATTTTTTCTCTAGCTGCTTTTTTCTTATCGTCAATGCCTTTTTTAGCTTCTCTAAACTCATTCATAGCATCTTCCATTTCTTTAAGTTGCATTTCATATTCTTTCAAAACTTCAGTAGCATGGCGATTAGCTTCGGATTTATTTTTATATACTCCTTTTGTTTCGTCCATTTTGATCTCATCAAATACAGTAGCTTCATATACCATGTCTTCTTTGGTCATTTTTCCTTTAGGTTTTTTAACTACAAAGAATTTGCCTACTTCATCTACAGGAGTATATTCTTCTTGTTGTATTGCTTCTAATTCTTCTTTAATTAGCTGGCGTAATTGGTTTAGTTTCATATTTTTTTATTTAGAATATATCGTCAACAGTAAATGTAAGATTGCGGACTATTTTAGATAGTTTTTCTCGATCTTCTTTAGATAGTTTTTTAACTCCTTTTAAATTAGCTTTAAGGTCTGCTATAAATTCATTTCTAAGTTGATCGATTTTTTCTTTATATTTTTCTAAAAGATTTTCTTCTTCTTGAATTATATTTTCAACTAAAGAAATATCAGCAAGTTTTTGCATGCGTTGAAATTCTTCGGATAGTATTTGTTTTTTCATGTTGTTTTTTTATAAATATGTAAATCTTTAGCTAAATGTTAAAATCCTTTGTATAAAATTTCCCAAGGATATTATCATTAAAATATTCTTCAGGACACTCTAATACTCCATACTTAAATAAGTACTTACATTCATAATATGTTAATAATTTTTTGCTATAAACTAGTTCTAATATTTCGCGTTTGAATTCTTGTTGTTTACCCTCTTTTAACATTCCTAAAATGGGTTTAGCAGAACCATAATATGTTTTCCAATCGCTTTCTTTTTGAATAGTTTGATGAGTTGGTTTACGGCCGGGGCCGGTGTGGGTGGCAAGTTCTTTTTGCGTTAATTTGCGTTTTATATTGTGATATAGCACCTTCTTCCCAATATACGATACTCCGCTCGGTAAATGAGTTGTCATGTATATAAACCCGTATAAACCGGAAGGAAAATCGTCTATTGTTTCTATAACTTTATTATTGTATAACCACATTATCTATCTATATTTATTAATATTGTTGTATCTGTTGTTGCTGAGGTAGGAAGTGGTTGAGCGAGTTTACCCACAGCTAATAGATTTTGATCTTCATCATATAAACCTACTGTTGATACATATGGGGAAAAATATGAGCCGGTTGTATTATCTGTGGAAATCCCCCCTTTTGGTTGATAAAAATAGCTTCCACTATATAAAAGCATTGAACCACTAACCTCAGCTGAGGGATTCAAAGTAACATTAAATTCATTTGATCTAATAGTGCATTTATATTGTGTTTCATATATGGTAAGTGAAGAAGAAAACGAGCAAGTAACAGCAGATGAAGTTACAAAATTAAGTATGTCTGCTGATGATCCGCTTGTTATAATTGCTAATCCTTGATAATAAAATATATTTCCATATATTGTTGATCCTGATACTAGATTGCCTTCTCCATCATCTGTAATAGTAAAACTACTTGATTTCCATATAAATGAATTGGGTTGTATGTAATTTCCAAATAAACGAGAAGGTATAGATATTACTCCAATAGTAGAGTCGGATGCTGTAGGAAAATATTTGGCAAATGTTAAATCTGTTTGTTTATAGTTGAAATATCTGCCTGTTGAAGATGGTGGTCCTACTAAAACATTTCCGGCTTCATCATTTCCGGGTACTATAAACCCAACATTAGCTGGGTCTCCATAGCTTGAACTTAAATAGTTTGAATAGAATAATTCCTTAATTGAATTATATATTAAACGCTGATATTGAGTAGATACTTGTCCTGTTGTAGGATCTGTTATAGGATTAAATAAAGAACTTGTATTGAGCCCTAAAAACCTATCTATAGAAACAATAGATGCTGTTAACTCAGATGCTCCTTGAAAAGTAAACGACTTATTTACTTCAAAAGGAGTAATGATTATATCAGATGTTAAAAATTGTTTGTAAGCGCCCATTCATTTTAGAAATCTAGCTTAATACGAACTAATGCTTCTGAAGTAAAATCTTTAGGTAATGGTCTAGATAGTTTAGCTACTGCTAATAATTCATTAACATCATTATATAAACCCACTGTTGTAATGTATGTTTGTGGATTATTTATAAATTGATTATATAATACCTCACCTGTAGATCCCGAAATAAACGACGGATTTTCAGAATAATTGAATTCTGAGCTTCTTGCTCTTACAAAAATATAATCTGAGGTTATTGTTTCTTGAGAATTGATTTGGAAATTAGCAGAAGCACTTATTGCCTGATATAAAGAGGTCATTGGGGATACATTAGGTACACCTGATCCGGAAGCAGAACCACTATATACAAATCCAATACCACCACTTGATGTTGGGGCAGACAATGCTTTAGGGTTTAATAATATAGTTCCGATATCTGGGAGTAACCATCCGTATGATCCTGAATTTGTTGTATATCCATTATCTTGGCGGCTAATATTTGCTACTCCTGCTGATCCTGAAATTAACTGGAATACTCTACCTGCTTCTGTGAATGTTACTGAGGAAACATATGCGCTATTATCGGTTAATGTAATTGAACCAGAAGCTGCTATTGGGCCTTTAATTTGTAGTGTTAATGAACCTAAAAGAAGAGCATTTTTATACCTTGCTCTCTCAAATGATATTGCATAAAATTCAGATGATGATATTGCACCAAATGTAAAGTTTGCATTCTCATCTCCTAATACTAAATCTTGGTATTGCCCAAAAATAGTAGTAGTTGGGGATAATCCATCTACAGTACTATTATATACTAAACTACCACTACCAACAGCATTACCATAAGCTATATCAAACTGCACCTCAGCATTAGCTAAAGTTGAAGCTGTTTGATAAACACTTAAATAATAATCACCCGAAGAGCCAGCCTCTTGTGTTGATGACGTAAAAAATGTTGTTAATTGTGATGCTTGGGTTGACCATAAAGTAGCAGATATAGCGTCTGAGCTTACTACAAAATCTGAAGGGTCTAGTCTATTAAAAGCCATATTTTATATTTTAAGATACTTTTGTTACTGTTACTGGGATGGTTATACGAGCACCACTATCTCTACCTTCTACAGTTAATGTTGCTGTTAATTGTTGATTAGAGCCAAATAATGTATTAATAGTAGTGGCTCTAATGTTTATTGTAGTTCCAACAACTGTCTTAGATACAGATGTTCCTAAAGTTGTAGTTTGGTTAAGAGCCTGAGCTTGTGGAGTATTAATACCTACACCTTCAAATAAACTAAATAATCTTACATCAGAAATAGTAGCTGTATATCCACTAGTTTCAAATGTATTACCTCCTAAATAATTTAATGTTTGAGGAGTAATTGCAAGTGAAGCTCCTTGCTTAATTACAATAGCAGTATATCCTAGATCAAGAATTGGTAATTTTGCTGTTCCTCTAGGTAAAGTAACCAATTTATATTTCATCATTTGAGTTTCCTGAGGGAAAGCTTCAAGTAAAGGCATATTTTCAATTGCTTGACCATAATAAGCAGAGCCTGAAGGGTTAGTAGGATTATATAATGTATAATCTATTTCATCATCTGCTAAGGCAAATTGTGTTATATTAAAGTTTCCTTGTGCTAATAATTGACGACCTTTGTTTGTTAAAATGGCGTCTACAGTTACTACTGAGTTGTTTAAATATCCCATTGTTAAATATTTGTTTTATTATAAATATGCATAGTTTTAATTTTATTATTGAGGGGCATTTGTTTCTAAAACTATTCTTGAAGCTGCTTCTACTTCAGAAGTAATAAATTCTGGTTTTAATATTCCATCACTAGTACCCCCTGCTGGTTTATTTATATTCAAAATAATAGTTCCAGGATCATCTACATATCTTCTTAAGAGAAAGAAATCAGTATTAATATTAGAAGGTATATTTTTATCTAATTTAAGTGTCAAAGATTGATAAGGATTAGGTACTCCCGCAGATGAAGTCAAAGACTGAGATACTTGTAATATTGTATATGTTTGATCTTCAGTCCCCATAAATCTAATTTCATCGTATGGTTGAGGCTCAAAATCAAGTAATATAGGGTCAAATCCACTATCATCAATGTCTTGTTGTTTTTGTCCATAAACATCATTTAAACCAATATTTCCTCCTCCTGTTCCTTTTTTAGCAAATAGTAAATTGGAATTAGAACCTGTCATCCAAAAACTGGTTACATTCCCTGTACTCGGAGAAGGGTATTGAGTTACTTTAAAATAACTACTATCCGCTACTTGAATTACTCCCCTCCCAAAATTTAATCCTCCCCCTCTACTCAGAGCTGCTACTCTATAAAGAGAAGAAGTTGTTGCCGATGTATCAGTATATCTTAAATAAAAATTTGTAGAAAAAGAAGGCTGGTTTCCGGGGAAGTAGGGCTCATGAGTAGCTAAATTAGACCAATTAGACCCCCCATCAATTGATTTTTGCAAAGCAAAATCTATTATAATCCCCCCTACTGAGGCATTATTAAGATTAGAATTAACCTGTAAAAATGATTCTAAATATAATATATAGCCTGATCCTGATAATTGCCCCAATGAGCCAGTAGGCTTATATATTGAACCAGTAGATGGATTAACCAGACCAGAAGAAGTAGCAAAACTAGCAGATATTCCTAATTGTATAGGAGAATTAAAATTTATTTCTCTAGGAAATGATTCAGTAACAGCAGATCCGTTAATTTCAAATACTCTATTAGGTAAAAATGTAGGAGTATAAGTATTTAATGAAGGAACAAAAGTTACTATTCTATAATCATTTACTGATGCTCCTATGGACTCATTAGGTGTTCCTCCTTGTGTAAAAATTATAGACCCTGTGTAACCATATGTTAAAACAACTCTAGGATCAGCACTATTATCCCAACTTGCTGTTTGAGTGTATATTATAGGTCTAATTTTCTTTCCGGCTTTAAATACAGATACAGTAGTATTTAAAGTACTCATATCTGCTCCAAAAGCATTGGGGTTTGATAATACTATTGTAGCATTATTATTACCAAAAGCTTGTTGTATAGTTCCTAAATTAATTCCTTCAGCATCATTAATAGGTCTAGTTCTATTTCCATTTTCATCTATTATATATCTAATACTAGTATATACTTTTCCTACAGAGTTATTCCCCCATTCAGGAGCTGTCCCCGCTAACCAATTAAATTGAACAAAATATGTTTTTGGATTACTTACATTTGGTGTAGGACCATAAGATATATCTCCTATAGTATACACATTAGTTTTTTGAGATTGAAGCTGTTTACCAATATATCTTGAGTTTATCCACCATCCTGAAGGTATGGGTTCTATTGTAGTAGAAGCACCTATGCGGGTTGCTGAAGAATAATTTGAATCTTGTATAACAGCAGGGGTTGCAGAATTACCTAATATTGCTTGCTGGTTAATTGGTAAAATTTGACTATCTGCAAAATCAACATCTAGATAAAATGAATTAGGTCTGTTTATCACAGCATTATTCATTAATACATCGTAATCTGAGTTGATGAATGGAGTTGTAATATATGGTTCTAGGATGGTTTGGGCGCCTATGCCTGCTTGGAGGGCAATAGATTGAGTAATTTTTAAATCTATATTAGTAAAATCCATAGTATCACCCGCAGTCCCTACATACAATGAATATGCTTGGTTTTCTGTTGGAGTAAAAGACCCACTCATTGATAAAGTCCCACTAGTCCCAGATCCTGAGGTTATTTTAATTCGGCCAAGATATGAATTTCCTTGTACAAAATTCAAATATACAGTACCATTTGAAGATGGGGCTCCTGTGTAGTTAAATGCACAGGAAGCAGTAAATATTAATGGAATATTAGGGGTATTCCCTAGTACATAATTACCATTAGTCGGGTCAAAATAGCCTTGATTATCTATATTTTCTGTATAATTTATAACTTTTGTTCCTATTTCAGTAACTGGGAATTGTATGCCAAAGCTATCAGAAATAGGGCCAGCACTACTAGCGCTTACTCTATAATTCAATATTTGATTATTTGTGCTAGAAGTTGCATTAGTAGTAGCTATTTCATATAAAAAGTATGGAGAATTTGTAGACGAGCTAGGGTATTCTGTTATGTTAAGAACAGGGTAACTTATAATACCTCTATCATTAGTATTGATTCTAACATTATCTAATTGACGCAGTGATTGGTAATTATCATTACCAAGAGCATCATAGCGTGCTATCTTTATATATTTAACTCCTTCTGTGAAAAAAATAGCCATTTATTTGAATTTTATTTTATAAATTAGATATTGACCCGGGAGGTACATACACATTAGGTATACTCAAAGTTTGGTCATATAATAAATATATTTCTCCTTGATTAGGTGAAGTATTTTTATTTAAAAAATTATTTGCTGGGACTATAGAATCATTATAATATGATGCAGTGTAAGCTATTATGGTAGTATCAATATTTAAAAACGGATTATCTCCATTTAAATCTCCGTTTGTTACTACAAGATTTGAGCCACTCAATTCTCCATTAAAAAACTCTGTTTGGGAAGATTGTGTAAATGCAACAGGGCCCCCCACTGATGGTGTTGTACCAGACCAAACTTGAGTTAATGTTGAATTATAATTTCCGGGGAGTATTATAGATGACGTCTGCCCATTTAGATTTGGAAATACACCTGCTTCACTTCCTGTAACTTCGTACATTCTTATGCCTGCTCCTGAGACTACAAGATTTTGAAATGTAAATGGAGTATCCCAAGCTATATTCCCACTTCCACTTCCGTAATATGCTATTGGGGTGTTTGGAGTAGCTTGAGGAACAGGGTATTTATTTCTTTCAAGTAAATGTTGTTTGATTACTATTCCTGAGGCTAGGCTTGCTCGAGCAGGAGTCCAATCTTGTAACATTTTAAATAAAGAATTATCTATAAACTTGATAAGTCTTATATAATCATTTATGTCGTAATTATGGGTATATTTTTCAAAATAAGCATTTCGTAAAGTGTCTAATGAAGGATATGTCTCTGCAGATGAAGATACTAATCTAGGATCACCAATATATTCTCCAATATTGATAAATCCAATTTGTGAACTAATATCATCGTCTATTTCGTTTTGTGGCGAAAATGTTACCTCAACATAGTTTACATCTCTTGTATAACTTTGACTAATTGCATAATCTTGTTGTACAGATCTAACATTAGATAAAGTTGTATTATCGGGGATGTTTGCTAGACTGCTACTATATGGAAGAGAAAGATTTTGCTGCTTAATTTTATCAGCTACAGGATTTTTTATACCAACCGGGGGCTGATCAAAAAATACAGATTGTGTATTCGATATGAACACAGGAGACCCACTATAGAAAAAATTACTATTGCTTGCAAATGATGAAGTAGTAATCCAAGATCCTGTTACTTTAGGATGTATTGAAGTTGAACCTGTATATAGTTCTCCGCCTAACGATGCTCTAAAAGCAAGTTGATTTGGTCCTTGGTTTGTTCCGTTCCCTTCAATGGAATTAGGATTCATTACATAATCATCAAATATACTTTCACTTATAGGTATAGTATAATATCTAACTTCTTGGAATGAGCCTGAAAATCTATTGTAATTAACTAAACTAGATGATCCAAAAAATGAAGTATTTGTGGCTGTCCAAATTGAATTATTACCTAATACTGAACTAGAACCTTGAAATCCTATTTGATTTCCATCATATCCATTATATAGTGAATCTTTTGAGTATAATGTGAAATTACTACCACTAGTTAACATAACTGACCACCAATCTCCATTAAAGAAGGGCAAGTATATGCTAGCAGAAGTCCCTAAAGAAGCTACATTTGGTATAAAATCTAATTTTGCATATTGGTAATATGAATTTACAGGACCAGCACTGCTAGATATGAAGGATGAAGTAGCATACCCTGATCCTGTATAAGTTAAAATAATAGCTGCTTGACCACTAGATCCCGAAATTGACCATAAGCTTTGAGATCGGGGGATGTTAGATGTAGGCAAACCATTAGTTTTAAATCTAAACATCAAGGTTGCAGGAACATTATTGGTTGCCCCCCAATTTGAATTTAGGCTCCAAGAAGAAGAAATAAAGTTATTTCCATTTTGCGTATAAGTATAGTTATATTGATCATACCAATAATCCCAATCATTTGCGTTATCTTTATCTTTACCTCCATATTCATTTATTCTTAGAATAGTATCGGGAATACCATATAGTGTTATGATTGCTCTTAAACCCTCTATAGTACCTTTTTTCTTTAAAAGATAAGGTAAATTGTGATATATTCTTTTATATATTGATTTGTTTATATCATCAACAGGCTGTAAAGAACCAGTAGCAGAAGCAGTAACATATGTTGTAATATATTCAAGTCCTGTTGGGGCAGGTAATGAAGTTGTTGTATAAGGTAAATTATATAAACTACCTGAAGGGGTAATACCAATCAGGGCGGCATATAAGTCGTCTGTTGAAAAATTATTTTGATATATTTTAATACCTAAATCGCGTAATATATCTGCTACTAAATCTTTAGATACGCCATAATTTAATCGATTATCTGCATTATATTTCTCAGTAACTCCCTGTAAATAAGAAAACACATTGTCAAAATGTTGACCTATCATTTCAACAAACAACTCATATTGTGCATTATTTGGATCGTCTCTTAGATAAGAAGGAATAGCATTTACTAAAGCATTGTTATTTTCGCTATCGTATAGTTCTGCTACAGCCGATTGAGATATAAACCAAGTATAACCTGCTCCTGGGTTAACTGTAGAAGCATTTGTATATGGGGGTGTACTGTTTGTTTTAGGCCAAGCTGTTGATCCTGATTCGTAATACAGATAATATTCGTAACCATCAAAATTGGTTATGATTTCATCTATTTTTGCTTGGTATATTATATTACTATTT